GTGGATGACGGTCCTGCGAAGGTTGTCGACCTTACTGCTGGCGAACAGATCCCCGGTGACATCCTTGCCGCGCTTACCGATCCTTCCGTTATCAAGTGGGCGTTTAATGCACAGTTCGAGCGAGTGTGTTTATCCCGACATCTGGGTTTCCCGATCGGACAGTACATCGATCCTTCGTCCTGGCATTGCACGATGGTATGGGCGGCAACGCTCGGTTTACCGTTATCGTTGGAAACGGTCGGCACGGTGCTTGGGCTTGAAAAGCAAAAGCTGAAGGAAGGCAAAGATCTCATTCGGTATTTTTGTACCCCGACCACAAAAAAGGACGGCACGATCGTGCGTCACCTCCCCAGCGATGCCCCCGAAAAATGGGAACGGTTCAAAGCCTACAACCTGCGTGATGTGGAAACCGAAATGGGTATCCAGGCACGGCTTTCCAAGTTCCCGGTATCCGAACGCGAGTGGGTGAATTATCACCTTGACCAGCAAATCAACGACCGAGGCATTATGCTCGACCGCACTCTTGTTGCACAAGCGATCCGCTGTGACACGCTGTTCAAGTCGTCACACATGGAGCAGGCGCGATCGGTGACAGGCCTTGAAAACCCGAACTCCCCGGCGCAGCTCAAAGCGTGGCTTTCCACAAAAGGTGTTGAGGCAGATTCCCTGTCCAAAGCGGCAGTTCTTGAACTTTTGGAAAATGCCGAGGGTGAGGTCGAACTGGCGTTAGAGTTGCGGCGTGAACTCGCCAAAAGCAGCGTAAAAAAGTACGACGCAATGGAAACGGTTGTATGTACCGATAACCGTGCGCGTGGGCTGATTCAGTTCTACGGTGCCAATCGAACAGGTCGGTATGCAGGTCGTCTTATCCAGGTACAGAATTTGCCGCAGAACCATTTAGCGGATCTGGAGGTAGCGCGAACGCTTGTCCGTAACGGTGAGTTTACCGCTGTTGATATCCTTTACGACTCTGTTCCTATGGTGTTGTCCGAACTGATCCGCACCGCTTTTGTCCCGCGTCCCGGGCATCGTTTCTTCGTAGCGGATTTCGCCGCCATCGAAGCCCGTGTCATTGCGTGGATCGCCGGGGAATCCTGGCGACAAGCTGTATTCGCAGACGGCGGTGATATTTACTGTGCATCGGCAGCACAGATGTTTCATGTCCCCGTTGAAAAGCACGGTGTCAACGCACACCTTCGTCAGAAGGGTAAGATCGCGGAACTGGCTCTCGGCTACGGTGGATCGGTCGGTGCGCTCAAGGCAATGGGCGCGTTGAACTATGGTTTGAAAGAAGAAGAATTGAAGCCGCTGGTGGATGCCTGGCGTCAATCCAACCCTCACATTGTACGTTTTTGGTGGGATGTCGATAGAGCCGCAACAATCTGCGTCAAAGAACATACCACAACCGAAACGCACGGCATTCGATTTACGTATCAAAGCGGGATGATGTTCGTCACGCTTCCCTCCGGCAGAAACCTTGTGTATGTTAAGCCGAAGATGGGTATCAACCAGTTCGGTAATGAGAGCGTCACCTATGAAGGTGTCGGCGAACAAAAGAAGTGGTTACGACTTGAAAGTTACGGCCCCAAGTTCGTGGAGAACATCGTGCAAGCAACCGCTCGTGACATCCTTGCCGAGGCGATGCTTCGCCTGGATGCAGCCGGGTATCGTATTGTGATGCACGTACACGATGAAGCGGTTATTGAAGCCCCGGAGAACGAGTCCCTTGAACAAATCTGCGACATCATGGGACAGCAACCCTCCTGGGCAAAAGGTCTGCTTTTAAGAGCAGACGGTTATGTTTGTGATTTTTACAAGAAAGATTGAGGTGATTCCCAATGAGTGTGAATCTGTATAACAACGAACACTATGTCGATCCCACGGCATACGATGCGCTTCGCATCATTGAAAAAGAAGAAAAGGCCGCCCGTGCATTTCGCCCGGTTGTTTACATCTGCTCTCCGCTTGCCGGGGATGTTGAAAAGAACCAGGAGAAGGCACGCAAGTATTGCCGCTTTGCCGTCGATCAAGGCTTTATCCCTATCGCGCCGCACATCTTCTTTACGCAGTTTATGGAAGATAGCAACCCTATCGAGCGGAATCTGGCGTGTTTTATGGGACAAGTATTGCTCTCGAAATGCGCCGAGTTGTGGGTATTTGGTGACATCTTCAGCAAGGGTATGAGTATCGAGATCGAAAAGGCAACGCTGTGGAAGAAGCCTATCCGCCACTTTACCGAAACCTGTGAGGAGGTTATGACATGAAAATTGCCGTTGGCAACAGCCGTATGGACAAAACGTGGAAAAACCACGAGTTACCGTGGGACGAGTTCTGCGAAAAGTCCAGCGTTACGATCCGTACAACCGAAACGGTTGAAGAATACCGCAAGATGAAAAAAGGCGAGCAGGACACCGTCAAAGACGTCGGTGGTTTCGTTGGTGGTCACTTGCGCGAAGGCCGTCGCAAGAACGGCATGGTGCTGTGCCGCTCTATGCTTACCCTGGATATGGACTATGGCACTCCCAACATCTGGGACGAAATCGAAATGCTGCACGACTTTAAGTGTTGCGTTTACTCCACGCACAAGCACACGCCTGAACATCCGCGTCTGCGTTTGATTATCCCGTTGTCCCGCGAGATCAGCGAAGAAGAGTACGCACCTGTTGCTCGTATGGTTGCGAAAACCATCGGTATCGACCTTTTCGACGATACCACCTACGAGGCGTGTCGCCTGATGTACTGGCCGTCCACCTCGGCGAATGGCGAGTTCTTTTTCCGTGTACAGGACGGTGAATTGCTCAACCCGGATAAATATCTTGCGATGTACGACGATTGGCGTGACGCATCAACCTGGCCTGTATCCTCCCGTCAATCCGAGGTGGTTCGCCGTTCGATTGCAGAGCAAGCCGATCCGCTGACCAAGCCCGGCGTTATCGGTGCCTTCTGCCGCGCCTATACGGTTGAGGACGCAATCGACACCTTCCTTGCGGATGTTTATGCCCCTTCGGCGATGAGCGGGCGCTACGACTATATCCCTGCCGACAGCAGCGCTGGCGTTGTGGTCTACGACAGCAAGTTTGCCTACAGCCATCACGCTACCGATCCTGTGTGCGGTAAGTTGCTCAATGCCTTTGATATTGTTCGTCTGCATAAGTTCCGTGACCTTGACGATAAATGTTCCCTCGATACGCCTATTACAAAACTGCCGTCCTACAAAGCGATGAGCGAGTTTGCTTTGACCGATGCCAAGGTCAAAGCGGTGTTCGCTGAAGACCGCCAGGCGCAAGCACAACAAGAGTTCACGGATGTGGATTGGCAAAATGCTCTTGAACTGGACAAGGCAGGTAAAGTCAAGGACACGCTGACCAACATAAGCACTATTCTCCGCCACGATGAAAACCTCAAAAACATCGTGTTTAACCAGTTCAAAAGTATGCTCGATGTAATCGGTAAGCTGCCGTGGCCCCAGGTGAAACCTGGTTGGAACGATACTGACCTGGCGTGTGCAAAGTTGTACTTTGAAAAGGTTTACGGCATCTGGTCGCCGTCCAAGTTCAAAGACGCGCTGTTGGCGATCACTTCATCGGAACGTGTACATCACCCGGTTAAAGAATACCTCAACAGCCTTACTTGGGACGGTGTTGAGCGACTCGACACCCTGCTCGTGGATTACCTCGGTGCTGAAGATACTCCCTATGTTCGCGCGGTTACGCGCAAAACGCTTGTTGCTGCGGTTGCGCGTATTTTTCGCCCCGGCATCAAGTTTGATTCGATCCTCGTCATCGTCGGCGATCAGGGTATCGGCAAATCCTCGCTGTTTGCAAAACTCGGTCGCGAGTGGTTTTCGGATTCTCTGTCCATTTCGGATATGAAGGACAAGACCGCTCCTGAAAAACTGCAGGGTTACTGGCTGCTTGAGATCTCCGAACTCAACGGTATCAAGAAGGTCGATGTCGAAGTCGTCAAATCGTTCATCACACGCACGGACGATAAGTTCCGTCAAGCCTACGGCACTTCGGTCGAAAGCCATCCTCGTTCGTGCGTGATCGTTGGCACAACCAACAGCGACAGCGGCTTCTTGCGCGACGTCACAGGCAACCGTCGTTTCTGGCCTGTTAGTGTTACCGGGCAAGGCAAATGGCGTCCTTGGCAATTGGAAGACGTTGACCAGGTATGGGCAGAAGCGATCTTCCGTTACAAGCAGGGTGAGCAACTCTTCCTTACAGGTGAAGTGGCGCAAGAAGCGTACACCAAGCAACGCGATGCTATGGAAACGGACGCGCGTGAAGGTATTGTGCAGGAGTACCTTGACCGCTTGCTCCCTAACGATTGGGATAGCTATGACCTTTATCAGCGCCGTAGTTTCCTCGAAGGCAGCGAGTTCGGTCGTGAGCCCGGTTCGGGATCGGTGCGCCGTGAAAAGGTGTGTACGATGGAGATTTGGTGCGAGTGTTTCGGCAAACCCCGTGAAAGCCTCAAAAAATCCGACTCCTATGAGATTGAAAGCATCCTTTTTAAACTCGGTGGTTGGAAGCGTTACAGCGGAAACTCTCAAAGTAAACTTCGCATCCCCGGTTATGGTCTTCAAAAGACATATGTCCGTGTTACCGATAACGAGAAACAGTAACGCTTGAGTTGTTACCGAGCGTTAACGATAAGTGCCGTTAGTAACACCACTCGTAACATTCCAAAATGCCCGCCGCTAGGCAAGTTCGCTACTTTGTTACTGGTGTTACTAACAGCCTTATTAAAGTTTACAGAGAACAAAAAAGATAAAAACGGTAACGCATATGGGCGTAAGAGAAAGAGAAAGTTTGAAGCCTATCGGTAACAGCAATCGGTAACAAGGAGAAAAATATGCGTGAAAAACAGATAGAGTCAACTCTCGTTAAAGCTGTGAAATCAATGGGCGGCCTTGCACCGAAGTTTGTAAGCCCCGGCTTTGATGGAGTGCCAGATCGCCTTGTCCTTCTTCCAGGAGGAAAAATCGCCTTCATTGAATTGAAGGCACCGGGCAAAGAATTACGCCCTTTGCAAGTACACCGAAAGCGTCAGTTGGAACGACTCGGCTTTTCGGTTTACTGCATAGACAATATCAACCAGATTGGAGGGATACTCAATGATATACAAACCGCATGACTACCAAACCTACGCTACCAACTTTATCCTTGATCACCCGGTATCAGCGGTGTTTCTGGATATGGGACTCGGTAAAAGCGTGATCACCTTGACCGCGATCCAAAGCCTGTGCCTCGACCGTTTTGAGGTGAGCAAGGTTCTCGTCATTGCACCGTTACGGGTTGCGCGTGACACCTGGCCTACGGAGATCCAAAAATGGGATCACCTCAAAAACCTCACATACTCGGTGGTCGTAGGCACCGAAGCTGAACGCAAAGCGGCGCTTAAGAAACGCGCTACCGTGTACATCATCAACCGTGAAAACGTGCAATGGCTCGTCGAACAAAGCGGCGTCAAGTTTGATTTTGATATGGTTGTGATTGATGAGCTGTCCTCGTTCAAGTCCTATCAATCAAAACGCTTTCGTAGCTTGTTGAAAGTGCGTCCCGGCGTTAAACGCATCGTTGGACTCACGGGAACACCGACAGGCAATGGCTTGATGGATCTGTGGGCGCAATTTCGCATCCTCGACCTTGGCAAACGCCTCGGCAGATACATTACGCAATACCGCACCGCCTACTTTCAACCCGACAAACGAAACGCCCAGGTAGTGTTCTCGTACAAGCCTCTTCCCGGTGCAGAGGACGCCATCTACAAAGCGATTGCCGACATCACCATTTCGATGAAAGCGGTGGACCACCTCAAGATGCCCGAGTGCGTTCAAAATGCGTTCATTGTGCGGCTATCGGAAAAGGAACGAAAAACCTACGACACCTTCCGAAAAGACCTCGTCATCTCGCTTGGTGGCGAGGAAATTGACGCCAGCAATGCAGCCGCTCTCGCCAACAAACTCTCGCAAATGGCAAACGGTGCGGTGTATGCCGAAGGCAAAAAGGTACTGCCGATCCACGACCGCAAGTTGGACGCCCTTGAGGACATCATTGAGGCGGCAAACGGCAAACCCGTTCTTGTGGCTTACTGGTTCAAGCACGACGCGGATCGCATCAGACAACGTTTTGATGTGCGAGATATCAAGACATCTCAAGACATCATCGATTGGAATAACGGCAAAATCCCGGTCGGCATTTTGCATCCGGCATCTGCAGGTCACGGCTTGAATCTGCAAGCAGGTGGATCGACTATCGTGTGGTTCGGTTTGACCTGGAGCCTTGAGTTGTACCAACAAACCAACGGTCGCCTCTGGCGGCAAGGTCAAACAGCCGAAACGGTGGTAATCCACCATATCGTTGCTGAACACACCATTGACGAGCGCATAATGCGTTGCCTCTCGCAAAAGGACGAAACACAATCCGCGCTTATCGATGCCGTCAAGGCGAACCTGGGGGTGTCCCCCTAATGCACGAATATTGGGAAGACCTCGCAAACGCTATCATTGAACGCGCGGCGATTGATTATGGCATAGTTCTCAAAAAACTTGCCGCGATCCCGCCTGGGCGCGAACACCAACCAATGCGCGACAAACTCAACCGAGAACGCCGCAAAATCGAGCGGTTTTTCCGTTCAAAATGGTATAAAGCACTCACCACCGTAGACGGAGAAACACTTATGAAAAAACTGAAAGAAATGCACAGAAAGGACGATGCCTTATGACAGCAGAACACTTCCTCTCGCAAGCCCGCTTCCTCGACCATCGCATTAACGCCAAACTCGCCCAGGTTTCCGTTCTTAACGATCTGGCGCATAAATGCACAGCTACCTGGAACGACATGCCGCGCAATCCCAATGGCGGTGGATCGGCTATGGCAAAAGCAATCGACCGCATCATTGATTTGGAAAACGAAATCAATGCAGATATCGATAAACTCGTGGATTTGAAAGCCGAAATTGTGGCTGTCATTAAATCCGTGGATAACCCCGAATACCAAGTCCTTTTGGAACTGCGTTATTTGTGCCTTTACACGTGGGAACAAATCGCCGTGAATATGCACTATTCCGGGCGTTGGATTCGCCACCTGCACGAAGAGGCGCTTTGTGATGTCGAACGTGTGCTGAATTCCTAAAACTGTTCCACATAGTTCCCTTGTATTCACCGATAAGGGTGTGATACAATATACTTGACGAAATTATAAAGCGGCCTCTGCAGGAGCAATCCTGTGGGGGCTTTCTTTATGCCCAAAAAGGGGGTGAACAAATGCCCAAGAAACCGAAGCGACCGTGTTCCCACCCCGGATGTCCGCGCCTTACAGATGGGCGCTTTTGCGAGGAACACGCCAAGGCGGAGGCACAACGCTACGAGCGCTACGACCGCGATCCTGCTGTGCGCCGACGATACGGCCGTGCATGGAAGCGCATACGTGACGCTTATGTACAGAGCCACCCGTTGTGTGAAGTGTGTCAAAGCGAAGGACGCCTCGTCCGTACCGAAGAGGTGCATCATAAAAAACCTCTCGCAGAAGGCGGCACACACACGCGTGATAATCTCATCGCTCTTTGCAAAGCGTGTCACGCCCGAATCCACGCAGAACGCGGTGATCGCTGGCACAACCGTCAACCCCGGTAGGGGGGTAAAAATCTCTGTGTCTTTTCATCGGAACAACGGGCGTGGGGTGTCGTGTGCAAAATCGCGGTTTCAAACGGGGTATTAAACCCGCTCCCACAGATCGGAGGTGAAAAGTGTGGCAAAAGACGGCACCAACAGAGGCGGCGCTCGTGTAGGCGCGGGTGCCAAGAAGAAACCCCTCGCGGATAAAATCGCCGATGGTAACCCCGGCAAGCGTAAGTTGACTGTCATCGAGTTTAGCGATACACCCGATTTAGAAGGTCAGCCAATGCCGAAACCTTCAGCGATGCTTTCCGCAACACAAAAAGACGGTAAACCCTTAATCGCCGCCGAGGTGTACGAAGCCACCTGGAACTGGCTTGCCGAACGAAACTGTACGGCACTTGTTTCTCCACAACTTCTCGAGCGTTACGCGATGAGTGTGGCACGGTGGATTCAATGTGAGGAGGCCGTCACCGAGTTTGGATTTCTAGCCAAACACCCTACCACAGGCAACGCCATACAAAGTCCATATGTGGCGATGAGCCAAAACTTCATGTCCCAGACAAACCGTCTGTGGATGGAAATCTTCCAGATCGTCAAAGAAAACTGTGCAAGCGAATACGCAGGCAGTACACCGCAAGACGACGTGATGGAAAAATTACTCAATGCACGAAAAGGAGTTGGAAAGAAATAATGGGAAAGCAGTATTTGACAGCAGAAAGCGTGTGTGCCGGACATCCCGATAAGGTCTGTGACTATATCGCGGACAGTATTCTGGACGCCTGCTTACGGCTGGACAAGCGATCGCGTGTCGCTTGTGAGGTTATGGCGACGAAAGGTCGCATCATTGTTGCGGGTGAGATCACCTGCGATAAGTATGTTAACATTCGTTCCGTGGTACGCGAAGCTCTCCGCGACCTCGGTTACAATCCCTGGCGCTATTTGATCCAAGTGTACGTCCACAAACAGAGTGGTGATATTGCAAACGGCGTGGATCGCGCCTTGGAATCGAGAAACGGTGACACCTCCTGGTATTCCACGCTCGGTGCGGGCGACCAAGGAACGGTGTACGGTTACGCTACCAAGGAAACGGGTGAGATGTTGCCGATGCCGCTTGTGCTGGCGCACAACATCTGTAAACGCCTGGATGAGTCACGGAAGGATAATGTGATCAAAGGTCTGAAGCCTGACGGCAAAGCCCAGGTCACCGTTGAGTACGAAGACGGCAAGCCTGTGCGCGTGGAAAGCATCGTGGTTTCGATCCAACACGCTCCGAACAAGGATATGGATCTTCTGCGCAGCGAAATCATTTCCGAGGTTCTGTGGCCTGTGTTTGCCAAGTTCCCGTTTGATGAAAACACGGAGATTTTGGTGAACCCCTCCGGGCGATTCGTGAATGGCGGTCCGGCAGCCGATACTGGTTTGACCGGGCGCAAGTTAATGGTTGACTCATATGGTGGGTTGGCGTCTCATGGCGGCGGCGCATTTTCGGGTAAAGATCCCACAAAGGTAGATCGCAGCGGCGCGTATATGGCGCGGTTCGTTGCAAAGAACCTGGTGTGGAGCGGTCTTGCTACGAAATGCGAGGTCGCCATTTCTTATGCCATCGGCAAAGCCGATCCTGAGGCAATCAGCGTCGAAACGTTCGGCACAAGCAAATATACGAGTGAACAACTCGGCGAGATTGTCCGAAAGGTGTTCAACTTGCGCCCGGCGGCCATCATCGAACAACTGGACCTCCGCGATGCGATCTATGCGCGTACAGCCGCCTACGGTCATTTCAACCACCGTGGTTTTACGTGGGAAGATTCGATGGCGATGTTCAGAGATATCAGAAACGAGGTGCGTAACATTGACCATCCGCAAGATATCGGTTGAGCAACTGCTCCCCGCCGACTACAATCCGCGTAAGGATTTACAGCCCGGCGATAAAGAATACGAAAAGCTGAAGCGCTCCATCGAGCAATTCGGCTATGTTGAGCCTGTCATCTGGAACGAAACCACAGGGCGCGTGGTCGGCGGTCACCAACGATTGAAAGTAATGCAAGCAATGGGTATCACCGAGATCGAATGTGTGGTCGTGGAACTTTCGCCCGAAAAGGAAAAGGCGCTGAACATTGCGCTGAACAAGATTTCAGGCGAATGGGACAACGAGAAGTTGGCGCTCCTTATCACCGACCTGCAAGGCGTAGATTTTGATGTGTCGCTGACGGGCTTTGAAGAATCGGAACTCGCAGATCTGTTTGCCGCTACCGATAAAAAGAGCGGCGAAGATGACAAGTTCGATCTGAATGCCGCCTTGGAAAAAGCGAGCTTCGTTGAACGCGGTGATATGTGGCATGTGGGCAGACACCGTTTGTATTGCGCTGATGCCACCGACGCCGACAATGTCGCAACCTTGATGGACGGTAAACGAGCGAACCTGGTGTTGACCGATCCTCCTTACGGTGTGTCTTTCAAAAGCTCTACAGGTCTTACCATTAAGAACGACAGCATCAAAGATGAGGAGTTTTACAACTTCCTGGTTAAAGCGTTCACCAACATGGCAAGCAACCTCGAACCCGGCGGCG